AGTACTTGCTGCGGAGCAGAAACCGATATGGAAGAAATAGGGATTTGCCCTGAATGTTTAGAGCATTGCGATTGGGAAGAATATGATGAAGATGAATTAGAAGAAGATATACAAACTGAAAATCAAATTGAAGAAGAATTAATTAACAAACAAAACAAATAAAAATGATAGTATTATCAATCGAAAAAGATGCCGTTAAATGGAAGAAATCCGAAAAGAATGGCAAAGAGTATGCAACAGTAGTAGTAGAAAAACGCAAAGAAAAGGATAAGTATGAAAATACTCATTCAGTGTCTAACTCCCAGTCTAAGGATGAAAGGGCTGAAAAAAAGAAAAAAGAGTATGTTGGCTCTGGTAAAGAATATAACTTTGAAAAGAAAGAATATCCTAAAGCCGTTAACCAACAGGAATCAGAAGATGACTTGCCTTTTTAGCCGTATTTACAATCAATCTAAAAACAAAAAAATGAGTCAAAAGCAACAGGTCGCCAACTACCTACAAAGTGGTAAAAGTTTAACTCCAATTCAAGCATTAAGTAAGTTTGGGACATTAAGATTAGCGGCAATAATCTTTACTTTAAAGGCTGAAGGATTGAAGATTAAAACTGAATTATTGAATATAGGTACTAAGAAAAAACCTAGAAATGTGGCTAAGTATTCATTAAATTAGTTTATATTTGCATTGTTATATGCGACATAACAACAATAACTTATTAGGGCGGAAGATTGGCAGGTAGTCGCATTACCTGTTTGTCTGAAGCCCTTTTTTTTATTTTATGAATTATTCAGAGAAACTTAAAGACCCAAGATGGCAAAAGAAAAGATTAGAAATTTTAAACAGGGATGAATTTACTTGTAAAATTTGTAATGATACAAAATCTACATTACACATTCACCATAAGTATTATGAATATGGGAATGACCCTTGGAATTATCCTGATACTTGTTTTATAACTTTATGTGCTGATTGCCACGAATCAGAAGAAATGAATATTAAAGAATATTCAAAACTTATTATAGATACTTTAAAAAAATCAAATTTTGTTGCTGATGATTGGAGGGAAATAGCATCTGGGATTAATACTATTAAATATGGGTTAAAGCCATCAATATTAGCATCAATAGTATCTAAAATTTTTACTGACATTGATATGCAAATATTATTATTTAAACATTATTATAATAAATAAAATGGCAAAAAGATTTACTGATACAGAAAAATGGAAAAAGCCTTTTATAAGGTCTTTGAAAGCCCCTTACAAGCTCCTTTGGTTATACATTTGTGATGACTGCGACCATTCAGGTATTTGGCAAGTTGATATTGAAGTTGCTGAAATAAGGATTGGCGAAAAATTAGATGGTAAAAAAGCCATTGAACTTTTTGGCGATAAAATTATTCCTTTAGATGGGGGTGCTAAATGGTTTATCCCTTCTTTTATAGAATTTCAATATCCCTCAGGATTGAACGAAAATAACAAAGCACATACAGGAATTATTAAAAATTTAGAAAGATATAAAAACGAAATTGATAATTATAAGCCCCTTACAAGCCCCTTGCAAGGGTCTATGGATATGGTTATGGATAAGGTAATGGTTAAGGATAAGGTTAAGGAAATGGTAATACTACCTTTTGAATCAGAAAATTTTATAAAATATTGGACATTTTGGAAGGATTTTAAGAATAAACAATTTAATTTCAAGTTTAAAACTGCTCAATCAGAACAATCAGCTTTAAATGACCTGGTTAATTTATCTGATGGGTTTGAAGAAACTGCCATTAAAATAATTGAACAATCAATGGCTAAAGGATGGAAAGGCTTATTTAAATTAAAAAATGAATCTAATGAATCAGGAACTTTTGCAAATAACAGAAAACTTAGTTATTCAGAAATGGAATGGGAACGTTTCAAAAAGCTTGGACAATGATGAACTAAAGGTATTTAAGGCTTTAGAATCAATGAGTATTAGACAATGTTCAAGGATTGAGGTAGTAGAGCATCTAAAGACTTGCCTTGCATTAAGCGGTACTCAAATGCCAACAAATGAGATATTCCAGCTTTGCGTTTCTTTTGTGATTGAATCTTTTGGGCAATACAAACTTAAAGAATTAGGAACTGCTTTTAAAATGTTTGCAGAGGATAAATTTTCTATTGATAAGCATATAAACTTTAGTCCTAAGTTAATTGGTGAGGTAATGAATGCATATAAGAAAATAGCAGTACAAGTAAGAAATAAGATTGAAGTAAACGAAATAAACGAAACACCAGTGCAAATAGATGAAGAACAAGTAATGAAAGATGAAGCCGAATATTGGAAGACATCAAAGAAGGACTGGCGGTTTTTAAACTATCAATGTTTTGATTACCTATGGAAGCGAAAGTTAATAAAGATAAGTCCTGAGAAGGCAGATTTAATAAAAGCTAGAGTAAATGCCTATAATTTGGCACAGGCTAGAAAACCTGAAGATATTTTAACAGATGAAGAAACTATTAGGCAACAATGCAAAAAATATTCATTAAAACTTTATTACGATAACGAGTTATGATAGAAACATATATACCTATGGAAGATGTGCTTATTAGGGTAAAATACCATCCCGATATTACAAAGCAAGAAAAGGCACAATTTGAAGAAATAGTCAAAGGCATTTATATGACCGAGAAAAGAAAGAAGAAAGTATTTAAACCTATAACCAAAAACCAAAAAAGAAATGAAAACAGCAATGCAAGAATTAATTGAATGGTTAGAAAATTCATCAGATGTCCAAAATGACATTTTAGATTGGGAAATTGTCAAAAAGAATGCATTTGAAAAAGAAAAAGAGCAGATACAAAAAGCATTTTCTGATGGTCAAGAAACACCAATAAACCATCCTACTTTACCACATTATAGTAGAGAAGAGTATTATAATGATAACTACAATAATTAGTATTTATACTTATTATTAATTAAATTAAATAAATTAATTTTAAATTTTTAACCAAAACAAATAACTATGAAAAAATTTGTAGATGAAAACAACTATCCATTATTTGATGGTTTAATTGGTTTAAAACAAATAACTATGAAAACAGCAGTAGAATGGTTTATGGATAAAATAGCTGAAAAGCAACCTAATGGATTATATGTAATTGATACATTGGAGGATGTTCAAAATGTATTTGAACAAGCCAAAGCAATAGAAAAAGAGCAGATAATTCAAGCAGTTGATGATAATGATTCTTACACTGCATCAGGAATTGTATATTATGAAGAAAAATATAAAAACAAATAATCTATGATAAAATATAAAATATACGAAGGTCAATTTTATAAAAATAAAGGAGGATTAAGAGTGGCTGATTATACATTAGTAGTTTATTTTTTTAACATTCCAATTAAAACAACATACTTTGAATGTATTGATGACTGGAAAAAAGATGAAATGTTTTATAAATATAAAATAATCAAAATTAACCAAAACAAATAACCTATGAAGATAATAATTGGACTTTTTTGTATGTTTCTTATTTGGTTTATTTATGTAATTAAAAACGCACCTTATGAAGATTAAACCATTAGAACTAATTAGATTTTTCTTAATTGCATTACCTGTATTTATTATTGTTTATTGTACTGCAATGATTTACACTGAAATAAAAGAATTGAAAAAATGACACCAAAGGGACACGAAAATGCTCAACCTTTAAGACTAATCTTTTTAGACACAAAAGAAGAAATAGAATTAAAGTCAGTAGCTTATGCAGCGAGATTAACTGGATTTAATGAGTACACAATAAGAAGAAGTTTAAACCCTATTGCTAAGAAACGATTTGATTACCAAGAACGAAAAGTTGTATTTCGTATTAAAAAGTAACCTACTTTTGCATTATGGCACTACCTACGATTCCTAAATTAACGGCAAAAGCTCAAAAAGTGTTTAACGCGTACATTAGACGTCGTGATTCTAAAGATGGTTATTTTACTTGCATTAGTTGTGGCAGAACTTTACCAGTTGACCAAATGAATGCTGGTCATTTTGCACCAACAAAAGGAGGAAGTGCTTTAAGGTTTGATGAATTTAACGTTAATGGCGAATGTGAGTGGTCTAACTGCTTTGATGAATTTCATTTAATTGGATATAGAAAAGGAATTATTGATAAATATGGAGAATCCGTTTTAATATATTTAGAACAAAATGCTAGGCTTGTTAAAAAATGGTCTAGGACTGAATTAAACGAAATAATTGAAAAATATAAGTTATGACACCAATTAAAGGATATGAAGGTTTATTTATTATAACTAAAGATTTAAAAGTTATTTCTATACCTAGAAAAGGTACATTAGGTGGAGAAATAAAACCAATATTAAATATTGAAAATGGGTATTATCGTGTAAGTCTAACCAAAGATAATAAACGTAAAAAAACGATGCTACATCGGTTAATTGCAGAACAATTTATTCCAAATCCAAACAATTATAAAAATGTGGACCATATAAACGGAATTAAAACCGATAATCGTATTGAAAATCTTAGATGGTGTTCACAAGCTGAAAATACAAGATTTGATAATCATAAATTAAGAAAAAACAATACAAGTGGTTATCGTAATATTTCATTTGATAAAAGATGTAATAAATATCAAGTTGAAGCTAAGATTGGGGAAAAAAGAATTTATATTGGTAAATTTGATACTTTAGAACAATCAATTAATGAAAGAAATAATCATATTAAATGGCTAAATTAACAAGCAACGGCAAAGTTCAATTTGGAACTCGTAAAAAAGGGAAGGCAAAGAAATCTTATAATAAGCACACACCAAAACCAAAACCTAGTCGTGGACAAGGTAAATAACTATGAATATTTATAATATAAAGGAGAATCCAAATAATCCTAGAAAAATTAGCAAAATTGAGTTTGAAAAGTTAGTTAAATCTATACAAGAAGACCCTAATTTATTATTGGCTAAACCTATTATAATTGATGAAAATAATGTTATTTTAGGTGGTAATCAAAGATATAAGGCTTGTTTGGAATTAAATATTTTAGATGTTCCAGTAATTCAAATGTCTAATTTAGATGAAAGGCAAAAGAAAAAATTACTTGTAATAGATAATACTCATAATGGCGAATGGGATATGGATATTTTTGCAAATGACAATTGGGAATTAACTGAATTAAGTGAATGGGGAGTTGATTTTAATTTCTTAAATCCAATTGTTGAAGAACCTAAAAATATAGACAATGCCAAAGGAGAGAAGAAATGCCCTAATTGTGGTGTATCTTTGTAATTAATTAGAAAGTGATTAGAGATTATGGCAAACGAACAAAATTTAATTCCTGCTCAAAAAGGGGAAGTTAGAAACCCAAATGGTCGCCCAAAAGGAGTTCCAAATAGCAAAACACGTTTACTAAGATTATTAGAATTAGTCCAAGTAAAGACTAACCCAATTACTGGCGAGAAAGAAGAATTTACTGTTGCCGAGCAGTTAGACTTAATGGTACTACAAAAAGCATTTAAAGGCGACTTAAGGGCATACCAAGAGATTCTTGATAGACTAGAAGGTAGAGCCAAGCAAACAAGCGAAATAGAACTATCAGGAGGACTTAATGTTATTTGGGAGGAAAAGAAAACTTATGTTGAAAACAAAGGAAGCCTATAATGGAATTATCCATCAAGCAAACAATTGCTTTAGACCTATTAGAAGATAAAACAACAAACGAGATATTATTTGGAGGCGGAGCAGGAGGTGGCAAGACTGCATTAGGTTGCTATTGGCAGCTTAAACAAAGATTAAAATATCCTAATACTAGAGGACTAATTGGGAGAGCCGTGTTAAAAACCCTAAAAGAAACCACCCTTGTTTC